CAACCAACTGTTCATCTAGGTACTTGTACAAGTCAACAGTTACTGACACGTCCTGTCTACAATAAAAGCGGTTAAGGCTATCAACTGGATCGTCATAAGGATCAGTAGAAATCTTATCATATTGTAACCCTTTCATCCAATGCCAAATACGGGTGTACTCAACCTTGTTATTCCCCAGCCTCTTTCCCCATGCCGCCAAACTGTGACCGTTTTCGATAGAGGGATTGAGTAGCCTTGACATTATCAAGGTATCTCTCACTTTCTTCAAGCCAATCCTCGTTCCCCACAGCCTGTTGAGCACTGGTGCGTCGAAGCCGATCAAGTTGTGTCCTATCAATCTCTCTGCTTTGTTTATTAAGGGTATGAGTGTATCCGGTTTTGTGTGACATATGTATTCGCCTGTCTCGCTGTTATGGGTATAGCATAACCAAATCTTGGTCTGCTTGCTGTCTGTCTCGATGTCGAGAACTAAGTTCACATTACTTTCCTTTCGCTAATTCAATCTCCACTAGTTTAGCATAACCACCCACGTCGTGCCAACTATCATCATAGAAGGGGTCACCATTTACGATACGCGCCAGCTTGTTAGCAATCAAGTCCAAGCTCTCCTGCATATAGGGTTCCATCGCATTCCAACTATCACCCCCACGCATAATATCTTTTAACCATTGCGATGTGGCTGACACATTCTTGTACTCACCGTAACGATTCTCACGCTGGTCTAGCGTCTCAATTACATCCTTCATAACAATCCTTCCTGCGGCTTCGCGCATTGACATCTCACGGTCTTCAAAATAGTCCCAGTCACCTTCCGGGATTAGCTCATTCAACTCAACAAAAGAGGGGTTAATCATCTTGTTCCTCTGGGTTAAGGCGTTTAGCATCCTCAATCGCCAATTGAATTGCAGTTAATATACCTAGTCTAGTCAACGCATCTAATTCCTCTGGTGAAAAATTGCATTGATAATCTGCACTACCATCCTCGTTCTCACGGATTAATGTTACGCTTGCTGTTCCAATAGTATCAGTCATACTTCTTCTCCATAATACTGAAGCACAACTTCAAGTGCTTCTCTTAGTGTTTCGATCTGAGCTATATCTTCATCTTTGTCTGTAGAAAATATAGCTACGAACCCATGATCTTTTTGCTTATACCTTTCTGAATACTCCTCCATATAACCATGCACTCTTTTTAATTCTTTGGTGACAATTATGTCTTGAAAATCCTCACTAAGAATGTCGTTTATATCAACCTTCAAAACAATGCCTCCTCTGTCTGTTCAATTAACAACCCATGTCGTATCTTGTATGCTCGTTTCTGCACCCACTCAGGCTTGATGCCAAAGGGGTTGAAGCATACGCCTGTCTTACTGCAATACCCGTAGTCTTCAAGCATCTTCTTCCTCACAATAAACAAACACCTCGTCATCAGGGTCATAGCCTATCTCTAAGTAGGCGGCATTGATAGCATCTTCTGCTGTGTCAGCATCAACGTGTATAACCTTGCTGCCGAACTCTACTGTCCATTCTTTCATATGTTGTCATCCTCCATAAGGTCAACCGATTCTGACAGTATACCATTCTTTTGGTTATATTGCAAGCCAAATTTAATCCCAGTCGCGCGCCCGGTAAATCTATCTTTTAACACACGAAATGTAGTGGTCTGCCGCTTAATAGGATCGGAGTGCTGTTTGTTGCGCTCTAACCCGAACATATAGTGGCTCCACCTAGCGATAGCACGTGAGCCAGTGAAATGCTTCTCTAACACACGACCGCCCTCCTCATGCGCCTTACCCTCTGGTGTGGTGAGGTGACTAATGAAGTGGATGATGATGCCTAGCTCTTGTGCCAGTGAGGCCATGTCTGCCATGATACCGTCTAGCGCACGTCTCTCATCCTGCTCATTAGCCGACAGCGCAGTCAGGTGGTCTAGGTAGATGTGGTCAATGTCATAAGCCTTGTTAAAGAACTTGATGATATTCTTGATACTACGCCATCCCATCGCACCGAAGTGCTCCATCATGTACAGCTGCTCACGATCCTCTAGCCTGTCAACACTCTCCTCGTACTCCTGTCGCGTCCAATCCAGATCAGGCACATGGTACAGCTTCTTATCTAGCTTGCCCATCACACGCTGACTTGTCTCTACCACGTTCTGCTCAAGGTAGATAACACCAACCCGCAGACCCAGCTTGTCAATGTCATAGGCAATCTGTTGAGTAAACACGTCAGTCTTACCGACCCCAACACCAGCACCGAAAGCATACAACTCTCCCTTACGTCTACCATATGTTACCTCTGTGAGGGTATCAAAGCACCACGGCACACCCGCTACTGGTGGGGCTAACAACCTCTCCTTGATGTCAGTGATGGTGACGATGCCCTCTGGCTTGTACGCATCAGCCCCATACCACGCATTACTAAACTGTGCCTCACTCTTATGCGCTAACCATTCACACGCATCCTTGTAGTCGTTGTGATGCCTGAACATACACGCCTTCGACCCCAACAGCTCAGCTACCTTCTTCGTGGCCTCCTTCCCTGCCTCGTCGTTGTCAAAACAAATAACCACCTTGTCGAATGAGTCAATCCACTCGAACGCTGCCTTACAGTCGGACAAAGCACTCTGAGCACCTGAGCGCACACTAACAGCAGGTAGGGTTGTCATCTGATGGACAGCCAAGGCGTCGAACTCCCCCTCTGTTATCGTTAGCACCTTCCCTCCCTGTTGGAAGCGACTTTGACCGAACAGCACCGCACCCTTCCAGTCACCCTCGACCTTGAACAGCTTATCCTTACTCCGCACCTTAACAGCGATAGCTTCGCCTGTCTTGTTGTGGTAGGGGAATATCACCTCACCATCAGTGGTTTGCTCCACCTCGTAGGTACGCATGGTTGCAATGGTTAACCGTCTAGCTGGAAAAGCCCCCACATACGCATCAGAACGGGCTACAACGGGTTTCTTTGCCTCGGTGTATACATGGGTATGGGTAGAGGGTTCTATCGCCGCCTCGTCCCTCCTGTACGTTCCGCAGTTGAAGCACTTGGTACTGCCGTCCTCGTTAACAGCTAGTGGGTCAGTGCCTCCGCAGTCGGGGCATGGTTGATGTATCTTCTTGAATGCCATTATAAATCCCAGTTGTCATGTAACACCTGCATCGCTTCGTACTCCTCGATGGTTAGTAGTCTCCCTTGTTTCTCATGGTAGAGGGATTCTAGAAACTGCTTGAGTCCTATTGTTTTAATCAGGTCGTGCGCGTCAGACAATGTATAGTATAAGGATACCTCCGCTTGTATCCCTATACAGTCATCTTCTTTACCCTCAAGCGTGTTAATCATATAATTCCCTCTTATCTTCATAGTCTATATAGTTAGCAACATCCGTGCCAACCTCGCTTCTTAAATCTTCACGTGTTAACACCTTAACCTCGTCAGATATGTAGCTAAAGCAGCTCTCACACATATCTAAGAAGCTATTGTCGGCAACTCTCTTTATCGTTGCCTCAAATGGTGTTAAAATCACGTTACAGCAAGTGCATCTCATCTGTTCACCTCGTATTGTTTTTTGATGTAATCCCCTGTTACACTACCACCAATGGTGACAGCAATAACAAGGGATACGTATACTAACACAACTTTCATTTAACCGCAACCAATTTAAATACCCCCTCTTGGTTATTCTCTTCCAACCAGTAGAGAGCATTAGCCCTCTCGGTTGTACGATAGACGAGTAAATTCGTCCACATAGTTCTTATTTCATACATCGCAATCCCTATACGTCACATCAAAGGTCATGCTATCACCTAGGGTGTTAAATGCCTCTCTGATGGGCGAGAGGATAGCCTGAAGCTCCTCCTGCACCAAGGTTGATCTGATGATAAGGGAGACAGCGGGTTCTCCACCGTCCTCCTCGTTAGCGTAACCCTTAACCGTTATGTTGCGTAAAAGCATCTTCATCCTCCAAGTCAAAATCTTCTAACCTACGACCATTACCGAATTCCCAACCGCTCTCATAGGCGTCGTACTCAGGCTCATCGACGTAGGGGTTTTCGTAGGGCATACCGTTGTAACCATCAATAGCCCCTATGCTATGACAAATTGCGTAATCTCTCATCATGCCTCCAAGTGTTGATGGTTAATAGATACGGAGACAATGGAATCCCTAGCTATGCTGCGATAGCCCTTCTTCTGCATATCCCATATGGTGATGTAGGCGTCTTTGTCTAGGTGGTTAACCCCAACCCCTACTGGATGGCGCAGGGCTTTGATGACACCCATACGACCATTCAAGGTGCGAAGCTCACCCGACTTCTTATAGAATTGAACCGTGACAAAGCGACCAGCGCTGTTTAAGATTAACTCGTCTAGCATAACCCCTCCTGTATAAATTGTTTACGCACGATGGCGGCTAACTCATCCGCCTCAAGCATGGCTTTGTCCTTCTCGACGTCGTACTGCTCAGCATCGTAGTCTTCCTTGGCCTCAATGGCCTCTCTGTCGTAGTCATTCATTGTGAATCCTCTGGGTAAACTGTTCCACCATAGTAGGCGACAAGCGCACCCATGATTGTAAACTTGTCGATTGTTTTACCGCGCATGATCTGATCGTTGACGTAATCAGCGATGAAGTAGGCACACGCGGGTGTGATATGGTTCTCCATTAGATAAGCCCTTTAGCCTTATTAGCCAACGTCAGCACACGCCCAACACGCCACTTAGCTGCGCGCACACTCTTAACCACACGCACACGCTCGTTGTGGGGGTTGATAAGGTCAACAGCACCGTTGCTACGGGTGACGATAAAGAAATTGCGATAAGATAAAATTGTCATTCTGATTGCTCCAGTTATCTAGCAAAAGCGCTAGGCCACGGACACCACACGATGCCCTAGGCTTAATGCTCTAAACTGCGAAACCGCGTCGTATAGCTATCTCTTTAATGTCGTTTGTCCCTTTCACTTTTAACCCCACAATAGAACCCTTGACATCTTCCCAACGCCTATCGTGCGCGTCTCCATCGATTACCGGTATACCTTTAAAGGTTTTAGGAACAGTCGATTTAAATACTATAGCGACATTCATTCCCGCAGCCAATATTGTTTTGATGTCGCTATCGGTGTGGTTTTCATGGCGAGAGAATGTCACGTTAACATTCTTAAATTGTTTTAACTGTAACGCTAGATCGGTACGCTTTGTATACTCATGAAAATTGATATCGGGAAACTTAGCGTATATTTCTGACCAGTCTAAATCACTGGTTCCGTTTAACCTAACATCAAGCATCTTACCAGCTTTTTTGGCTTTGGCGTAGGCTTGCAATAACTCACCTTGCAATTGAATCATAAACAATTCGCGTTGTTCGTGTAAGTATTCGGTGCGCTTGCGTCTTGCTTGCTTAGCGTTATCCATCCGCATCCGCCCGCTATTGATCAGGCACGTTTTCCGGCACGTTGCGCTTGCGCCCTCACACATCGACACATTATACAATGGGTCAAGGTATAGGATCACACTTTGCACATTGTCGGTTTGCGTCTTGGCTAACTTAGCCGATTGATGAGTCAATAATTGCATTGTCTATGCTCCGGTTGAAAGGTTCACTATAAACCCTTATTGATAACCCCATTGTTCATAGGGTTATTGTAAAGGTTTAGTCGGCGTCAGTAGCTAAGACAATCTTAGCATTATGGAACCAGGCTGCGTGTATCTCAGTCCATGTTACAATGTCGCAGTCTATGTAGGCTTGACACAATGCGTCATAACGTGCTTCGGTTTTGACATGGTGCCGCAGTGTGCCGAATGTGTCACCCCCCATGCATTCTAGGTAGATAGCCCATGCCGTTTTAGAATCTAACGACGCACGTGCTAGGTTAATTAGTGCTTGCTCTTTCGTAATCATTGTCTATGCTCCGGTTATAAGGCTTAGATATTAAGCCCTTAATGATAACCCCATTGTGCATAGGGTTATGATAAGGGTTTACAGATAATGCTTTGTGGTTGCTAGCTCTTTAAACTTAGTGTCACTATATTGTGCATCCCACTGGCTCATAAATGGGGTGATAGTATGATCTACAACATATTCGTCTGGCTCAAAGGTACAGTCAGGGATAACCAAAGCCCATCCTACTACATTGTCGTTGCTATCTCTGATTCTCAATTGTGATTCATCTACTGACTCTGCTGCGTCCTTGATGGCCTTGTATGATGTTGAGCGCTTGACTTGCCACTCCTCGCCATCCCATACTGAGATAGTACAACCCTGCGCCAGTGAATACTTGATAAGGTTTAGGTGAGCTTTCTGCATCTTGGTTACTCCTAGTATAAGGACGCGGTATTGTGTCCTCTTGGTTCTATTATACCTGCATTACTTACACGAACCTTACAATTATTATTACCCTACTAATTTGTGTGGGTATTGTGTAGGCTTGACAAGCTGGGCTGTTTGTGCTATCTAGTGGGTGCTTCATTGCCCCTCACTCTTATGTCTTATATAAGACTACTCCTCTATCTTATATAAGACTTAGTTGTCCTAGACAAACAGGGCCGGGGAGGGGGTGGCTTCGCACGCTACTATACCGTACCCGCCTAGATACAAAATAAGGCTAAATTGGAACGCTACTACTATATAGTCTATAACACCTAACCCATTGATTAATAACCCTAAATGTACTATCATACTACCATTGAAGAATTAACAAGGAAAGGAATTATCGTCTGTCGAGGTCGATTGCGACAGAACAGCAAACTAACCCCTCAAGCGTGGTTAAAAATAAATCTAAAAAAAGTGAAGAAAACACTTGACAAAATTGAAAAAGTATGCTATAATACGCACTATATAGGGTATGACGTTAAGGAGGTTTGATCTTAGTCTGCTTGAGGTTCATAGTTTATATAGTTATATAGGAACGCTTGAGTGCTCAATTATATAAACCTATATAGATGGAGTCAAGCGACCTTTTAGAGTACTATATAGTGTAAGGAACCAATTATGGATAACCCTGTGAGTCAAGCGACCCCTTCAGGAAAAAAACGAGGAAGACCCTCAAAGGCATCATTAGCGGAAGCCCGCAAGCAACCCGTTGGCAGACCAAGAGGGGATGCAAGCGCGATAGAGGAATTTAAGGCGAGGCTCATGGCATCTCCTAAATCCCGTAAGGTGTTAGATGCCATACTAGATGCGGCGTTAGATGATGAACATAAAAACCAAGCGGCAGCGTGGAAGCTGTTGGTCGATAGGATGCTTCCGATGTCTTATTTCGACAAAGATAAAGCAGGGACTTCTCGTCCTTCTGTTAACATTACAATCTCCGGTGTGGGCGAGTCTGTCTCAATCGCCGGATCAGATGACAATATTTTGGACGTTGAGGACTACGATTATGGCGCTAAATAATTTACAAGTTGTAAAAAATCTACTGGATGAGCAAAAAGTTCCCAGAGAAAGACAAGCTTTAATTCTTGGACAATTGAAACATGAATCTCAAAGTTTTAAACGGTTAGAAGAAAATTTAAATTATTCAGCTAAGAGGCTTACTGAAGTATTTCCTAACCGTTTTCCCACTATTGAATCTGCTAAACCCTACGCCAATAACCCGGCAGCCCTTGCTGAAAAAGTTTATGGCGGGCGTAAAGATCTAGGGAACAGTGAAGGAGAGGGTTATAAGTATAGAGGAAGAGGGTTAGTGCAATTAACAGGTAAGAATAATTATAAAAAATATGGGGAAGAATTATTTTTAGCTGGTGTGTTAGATGATCCAAATGCTTTAGTTACAAATCCAGACTTACTATTAAGCCCTAAAATTTCTGCAGCTGCTTCGTTAGCTTATTTAAACGATAGAGCTAAAAACGCCACAACAGCAGATGAGTTTACTAAAGCTGTTAATCCGGGTTTGTTTAAACGAAACAATAATGAAAGTAAAAGAGACATAGCAAAAAGGAAAGCGGATACTGAAGCTTTTACAAAGCAGTTTAAACTTTCTGATGCTGGTGTTGAAATAGTAGTAGACGGTGATTGGGGTAAGAATTCTAAAAATTTATGGTCTAAGTATGGTAATGCAATAGACCCTTCTATGCCTTCTGTTACATCCCCTGATATACAACCAGAAGGAATTCCCTCCCCGTTAGAGCGCAGGATGCAGTTTGCACAACGAGACCCACGCCGGGTTGACTTAGCCCCACAAATGGCTCAAGCGCCTGCCCCAGCCCCTGAAAATATTGAATACGCCTCGATGGATGATCTGTTAATGGACAAAGGTTTGTTAGGAACCTCTTCATTCGGATGAAAACCGCCACAATCCTAGTAGCGCTTTCTATTAGTATTTTGGCGGGATGTTCTGCTTTAAGCGCACTTGTGCCCGGCATGGGTGGTGGAACAAACGTCGCTGCCAACACACAGGTGGGTAAAGAGAATAACCAAACTGGTGTCCAAGTTGGTGACGTAAAAGAAAACAAAGTTGAGGCGCAACAGATTGGTAAGCTGTCGCAAGCAGAAACCGCCATTGACGCCGCCAACGTAACCATAAACAGTTTGCCCCCTTGGGTACTCCTGTTAATCGTCCTAGGCTGGATTCTACCTAGCCCAATGGAAATATACAGAGGGATTATAAACGCGATCAAGGGTAGTATAAGCTACACGTTTGGCGGTATCTTCACCTTAATAAAATTGATAAGGGGTAAGTGATGCTAAAAATATTCTTGATTATCTTTTTGGTTAATTCAACAGGCGAGATGCAAATGTTGGGGCAGCATCCAATAAAGACGATTGAAGAATGTGTCGCTCGCTCTAGTTATATAAACAGTCAACCAGAGAAGATTAACGCTGGTTGTTATTTCATGGAAGTTAAAAATGGCGTTTGAAAATCCACTGTTACGACCAAGCAATACCCGTCAGGCGGCGCTACGCTACTTGTGGTCAGATGAGCCTGAGAGTGAAGCACAACCCGCCCCTTCCTCATCCATAGCTGATTTTTTTGGGGTAGACACAGGTGCGGCTCAAGCAACTCCAACAGCCCCTGTCCAAGGCGGTGGTGAAAGTACTGGTGAAAGCGCTTCAGGAGAGGCAACACCGTACGGTGGTTTATTTGGTGGGCTGCCAAGTATGGTTGTACAAGGTATTAATGCCGCAGTACCGGGGTTTGGGTACTTGTATGGAGCAGCACAAGGGGTAGCAGGAGCAGAGGCGGCTAATAACTTACAAACTGCGATGGCAGAATGGGGAGGAAACCCTAACGTAGGTACAAGTGAAGTAGCAGCTGGTATTATGGGGATGTTCGGACAAACCCCAGAAGGCTTGGAAAATGCACGGGCGTTTTCCGGGAATTTTGCTAACGAAGCTAACATGGTTGGTTACATGAAAGCCATCAGTGATCCAACGATAGGTAAAATTGCAGATCAAACTATAACTCAAAGCGGTGGACAATACAACGCAAATGACTATGGTAAAGTAGCTGCTGATATTGCAAACACCATTGCGGCGGCTAATGAAGAGACTAGATTGGCAGCTGAAAGCGCCTATAATTCTTCAAGTTCAGATGGTAGTTACAGCAATTCAACCGACGCCTATAGTGACGCCGGGGGCGTCTGGTAAATGAGTGATTTAAAAATTGAACTACTCCCTTGGCAGAAGAAAGTGTGGGCAGATGAGACTAGGTTTCATGTTGTCGCTGCTGGTCGCCGGACAGGAAAAAGTAGGTTGGCGGCGTACCGTCTAATAGTTGAAGCGCTGCAAAGCGAAAGAGGTCATGTATTCTATGTTGCTCCTACGCAAGGTCAAGCTCGTGACATCATGTGGCAAGTCCTGCTTGAGGTTGGTCATGCTGTCATTACAGGTAGCCACATTAACAACTTGCAGATTAAGCTTATCAATGGGGCAACTATTAGTCTCAAAGGTGCTGATCGGCCTGAAACGATGCGGGGTGTGTCGTTAAAATTCTTGGTGCTCGACGAGTATGCAGATATGAAGCCAGAGGTGTGGGAGCAAATCTTACGCCCTGCCTTAGCTGACTTGAAGGGTCGTGCTATGTTCATCGGGACGCCAATGGGACGCAACCACTTCTATGATTTATTCCAATACGGTGCAAACGACACAGATGTTACGTTTAAATCTTTTCACTTTACTTCATTTGACAACCCTCTCCTTGACCCAAAAGAGATTGAGGCAGCTAAGAAAAGCATGTCCTCATTCGCATTCAGGCAGGAATTTATGGCATCATTCGAGGCCGGTGGTGGGGCGTTATTCAAAGAAGAGTGGATAAAATTTGATGAAGAGGAGCCAAAAAATGGAGAATTTTATATCGCAGTTGACCTTGCAGGTTTTGAAGCTGAAGGCTCAATGGGAGTTAAAAATAAAAGATTGGATAGCACAGCGATTTCCATAGTTAAAACTAATGAAGAGGGCTGGTGGGTAGCAGAGGTTATCTACGGTAGGTGGGATGTGCGAGAGACAGCTAAAAAGATATTTGATGCTGTCAAGAAGTACGAACCCATAGCAGTTGGGATTGAGAAGGGCATCGCTAGACAGGCGGTTATGCCCTACATGAACGACATAATGAAGAGAACTCAAACCTTCTTTAGGGTTGATGAGCTAACACACGGTAATAAGAAGAAGACAGATCGTATCGTATGGGCGCTACAAGGGCGCTTTGAGAATGGGTATGTCACTCTTAACAAGGGCAAATGGAACAACGAGTTTCTTGACCAACTATTTCAGTTTCCAAACAAGCTAGTACACGATGACTTGCCTGATTCACTATCTTACATAGAGCAACTTGCAAAAGTAGCTTATGTTTTAGATTTTGAAGAGGAAGAGTACGAATACCTAGACACAATTTCAGGATATTAATTATGCCAAACAAGACAATCCCAATTAAATTTAAGCCATGCGCTGGTTGCCCTACCCCTGCTAAGTGCAAAAAAGCAGGTAAGTGTTTACGTAAAGGTAAATACTAATATGGATGATAACAAAGATTACATTGACGAGAAGGTCGAAGAGTGGGTTATTAGCAAAGTAGACCAATGGCGCGACCACTACAGTGCTAATTACGAGCAAAAGTTTGACGAGTACTACCGTCTTTGGCGTGGTATTTGGGCTGCTGAGGACAAAACCCGTGATTCTGAGCGCTCTCGCTTAATTTCCCCTGCCTTACAACAAGCCGTAGAGTCATCTGTCGCTGAAGTAGAGGAAGCTACCTTCGGTCGGGGTAAGTGGTTTGACATCCGTGATGATCGCAATGACCAAGACCCCAAAGATATTGCGTATTTACGTGAACAGCTGTCTGAGGACTTCCACTTTACTAAGACTCGTAAGGCTGTAGCCGAGTGTATCCTAAATTCAGCTGTTTTTGGCACTGGTATTGGCGAGCTTGTCCTTGAAGAAGTCAAAGAGATGAAGCCAGCCACCCAACCAGTGATGGATGGGGCGATGCAAGCGGTAGGTGTAACAGTAGAAGATCGGGTAGTGGTTAAATTACGCCCAGTCTTACCACAAAACTTCCTGATTGACCCTGTTGCCACCTCAATTGAAGAGGCTTTGGGTGTTGCTATTGATGAGTTTGTACCTCGCCACCAAGTAGAGATGGGGATACAGAACGGCATCTATCGTGATGTTGATATTGAGAATGCTGCAACAGATACTGACATTGAAGCTGACAAAGAACTTGCAACTTTTGATGAAGACAAGGTACGGCTGACTAAGTACTACGGTTTAATCCCTCGTAACCTCTACAATAACGCCATTATGGCAGAGGATGACGATGATGAGTTGTCTAAAAGCCTCAAAGCTGAGGATGACGAAGAATTAGACGAAGAAGGGTACATTGAGGTCATCGTGGTTATTGCCAACGGTGGTCAACTGCTCAAGATCGAAGAGAACCCCTACATGATGCAGGATCGCCCTGTTGTAGCGTTTCCTTGGGATGTAGTTCCCTCTCGTTTCTGGGGTCGTGGTATCTGTGA